AGAACGCCCCGAAAACAAAATCGACGGCCCGATCGCCATGCTCATGGCGCTGGGTCGAGCCCTTGGCAACGATGGCCAAGAAACCTCTTATTGGGACGCCGAAGAGTGAAATTCCTAGACCGACTGCTGGGCCGCAAATCTGCCCCGTCGCTGACCATCGAGCAGATCATGGAAATGATCGACAGCGGTGGTATGGGTGGTTCGTCCGTGATCGCGGGCTTTGCCATCAACGACAAAACCGCGCTCAAGGTGGCCACTGTGCTGGCCTGCGTCGATGTGATCGCCAAGGGTTGCGCCACGCCCAAGCTCAAGATCATCCGTGAGCTGAAAGACGGCACCCGCGAAAACGCCACCAACATCCCCGAGCACCGCCTGCTGACCCGCCGCCCCAACGAGTGGCAAACCAGCTACGAGTGGCGCAAGATGATGACGCTGCACGCCGCGCTGACCGGTGCAGGCCTGAGCATCAAGGTCAAAAACGACAACAACCGCCTGCGCGAACTGATCCCCGTCGCACCCGGCAACTGGCACAAGCGCCGCGTGAGTCGGTATGAGGTGGTGTATGACGTCTACGACGAATTCGGGCTGATCGGCAACTTTGGTTCCGACGACGTGTTTGAGCTGCCCAACATGCAGTGGGAGTGGTGCAAAAACCTCAGCTCTGTGCAGCTGGCGGCCAGTGCCATCGGCTTGGCCCTGGCCAGCGAAAAAAGCCAAGAGGCCATCCACAAAAATGGCATGCGCCCGACCGGTGCGTATTCGGTCGAAGGCAACTTGACCCCAGAACAACACACCCGGCTGGACGGCTGGATCAAAAAGCGCCAAGGGGTGGCCAATTCGGGCACGCCGCTGATTCTGGACCGGTCGGCCAGGTGGCTCGACATGGCCATGAAAAACACCGACGCCCAAAGCATCGAGACCCGCCGCCTGCAAATCGAAGAAGTCTGCAGGGCCTTTGGCGTCTTCCCGATCATGATCGGCCACAGCGACAAAACCAGCACCTTTGCCAGCTCTGAGAGCTTTTTTTCCGCGCACCTGGTACACACGCTGGCACCCTGGCATGAATGCTGGACGCAGCGCATCGACGAATTTTTGCTCGACGGCCAAGGCCCGCTTGAAGCCAAGTTTGACACCCGCTACATGCGCGCCGGGGCCATGAAAGACCGCTCGCAGTGGAACCGCACCATGGCCGAAATGGGCATCTACACCCGTAACGAGCTGCGCGAAGAAGAGGGCAAAGACCCCCTGCCAGGCCTTGACGACCCCCTGACCCCCATGAACATGACCGGAACCGCACCAGCGGCAGACCCCAATGCAGATCCAACCCCGTAAACAACCCCGCCGCCCCGAACAACGCGCCGCCATGCCCGGCGCACCCGAGCGCAAAAACGCCGGTGGCCGCGAAGTGCGCAGCTTTGCGCTGCAAGTCAAAGCCGTCAGCGACGAAGGCGTGATCGAGGGCTACGGCTCCGTGTTTGGCGTGCCCGACAGCTACGACGATGTGGTCGCCGCCGGGGCCTTTGCCAAATCACTGGCCGACCACAAAGCTGCAGGCACCATGCCCGCCATGCTCTGGCAGCACGGGGCCAGCGCCCCGATTGGCGTGTGGACCGAAATGGTCGAAGACGCCAAAGGCCTGCGCATCAAAGGCCAGCTGGCCCTGGAAGTGACCCAAGGCAAAGAAGCCCACGCCCTGCTCAAGATGGGCGCGATCAACGGCCTGAGCATCGGCTTTGTCAGCAAAGAATGGGCCTACGACCGAGACACCGAAATTCGCACGCTGAACGCCGTGGACCTGTGGGAAGTGTCCCTGGTCACCTTCCCGGCCAACGGCAAAAGCCGCGTCACCAACGTGAAGTCAGCCGACGAACTGTCGGTCCCCAAAGATGCCGAGCGGATCCTGCGCGATGCAGGCTTCAGCAAAGCCGATGCGACTGCATTTGTCAGTCGCGTCATGCGGATGGGAGAGGAGCGGAGCGATTCTGCCGACTCGACCGCCAAAGCCCTCAAAGCAGCCCAACGGCTGCTGGAAAACCTGTCCAAACCCTGAAACAACAAGGAACCCTGATCATGAAATCGAAATCCCTCCTGGCCACCATGGCCCTGCACTTTGCAGCCTTCCAGTCTAAAGCTGCCAGCTTTGCCGGCGCCGCTTACGAAAAGCGCGAAGACCCCACCATCAAATCCGTGGCCGAAGCGATCGACAAGATCGCCACCGCGTTTGACGAGTACAAAAAGACCAACGACCAACGCATCGAAGCCATCAAGTCCGGCGGCAGCACCGCCGACCTGGACGCCAAACTGGCCAAGATGGACAGCCACATCGACGGCCTGAACGAAGCCAAAGGCCGACTCGAAAAACTCGAAGCCAAGCTGGCCCGCCCTGGCGCCATGGGCAACGGCGGCGAAAAAGGCGAAAGCGCCGAAGCCGTGGAATACCGCGAAGCCTTCTTGGACTGGGTGCGCGCACCCAAAGAACAAGACCGCCAAGTGCGCTGCCACCAGGCCAACAAGGCATTGGAAGCCAAGAAAACCGACCGCGAGCAGCGCGCCACCCAGGCCGTGACCAACAACAACTCTGCCGGCGGCTTTGCCTTGCCCGAGTTCATCGAGCGCCAAATCGCCCGCCTGAGCGTGGACATGTCGCCCATCCGCCAGATCGCCACCGTGCGCACCGTCTCCACACCGGACTACAAAGAGTTGTTCGATGTGAACGGCGCGACCTTCGAGTGGCTGGGCGAGACCGACGCCCGCAACCAGACCAGCACGCCCGACCTGCGCGAAGTCATCCCCACCTTTGGCATGGCCAGCGCCAAGCCCCAAGCGTCTGAAGAGTCGTTGGACGACCTGTTTTTCAACGTCGAGCAGTGGCTGATTGAATCCGCCGCCGAAGCCATCGCCCAAGGCGAAGGCGCAGCGTTTGTGGCGGGTAACGGCACCAAAAAGCCCACCGGCTTCTTGGCGGGCCCCACACCTGTGGCCACGGCTGACGCTGCCCGCGCATTCGGCACACTGCAATACATCGCCTCAGGCCAAGCAGCCGCCATGCCCACCAGCGCCGATGTGTTCTATGACTTGGTGTACGGCATCCGCGCCCGCTACCGCACCAACGCCCGGTGGGTCACCAGCAAAGCCGTGTTGGCCGCCATGCGCAAGTACAAGGACTCCACCGGCCAGTACCTGTGGCAACCTGCTTTGACGGCTGGCCAGCCCGCCACCTTCTTGGGTTACGGCATCACCGAAGCCGAAGACATGCCCGCCGTGGCTGCCAACAGCTTCCCGCTGGCGTTTGGTGACTTCAAAGAAGGCTACCTGATCTGCGACCGCGTGGGCACCCGCATGACACGCGACGAGATCACCACGCCTGGCTTCGTCAAGTTCTACGTGCGCAAGCGCGTGGGCGGCATCTTGCGCAACACGCAAGCCATCAAGTTGCTCAAGGTCGCAGCATCCTGATCAACCCCTGAAACCCTGAAAAAGGCCCCACCTGATGGGGCCTTTTTTATAACCGGAGCCCCCCATGAAATTGACCGTGAAAAAGCCCTTCAGCTGGGCACACAAAGGCGTGACCGTCGTGGCCTACGAGGCAGGCCAGACCATCGAAACCGAAGACCAAGACCTGATCGACGTGTCCACCAAAGAAGGCTGGACCAGCAAAGGCCGCAGCGCTGCCAAGCCTGCTGCAGACGCAGGCGCAGGCGCAGGCGCAGGCGATACAGACGCGGGCGCTGGTGATACAGGCGCTGACGCAGCCGATACAGGCGCAACCAACACCGACACCAGCACCGACACCAACACCGGCATTTAAGCCGCCAACCCGTGCGTGAATGGCCTTGCATGCAGGGCCATTTGCAGACTGGAGGTTTCCTTGAAGCCCGCACACACCACCCGCCGCGACGCCGTTGAAGTCTTTGTCTTCGACGCCGCGCTGATCTTGATCGGCATCGTCACCTTGCCCGCTACGCATGCACTGGCCAGCCAAGTGGCACCCGGTGGCGCGTGGCATGCGCTGGTGCAGGCCCTGCTGCTGTTTTCCGTCAGGTCATGCGCCCGCTACATGTGGCGGCGTTACTTCCGCAAAACGGAAGCCCAACCCCATTCAAAACCTCAAGAAACGAAAGACCCCCATGGCAGCACTTGAAACCGCAGCGGCCCCACTGGCCGCCACAGGCATCGCAGCCGTGCTGCTCGAAGTCACCGGCATCAGCCTGCCGCCGTTTGTGTGGGCGCTGGTCGGTGCCGCATTGCTGCAGGCGTACAGCCAGCAAGCCTGCAGCCGCCTGCGCACCGTGTGCCAAGTGCTGTTGTCTTGCATGGCAGGCGCGGGCATTGCGGTGGGGGTGGCCGAATACGCGGCCATCCAAGGCGCGCACGTTTTGCACCTCATGGCCCTCCTTTTTGGAGCCTTTGCGCAGCCAGCCTTGCAAGCTTTCTGGGGCAAAGTTCAGGAGAAGATCAATGCCATTTGACTTGACCCCCCAAGCCATTTTTTATGCCGTGTCGCTGCTGTGCGCGGTGTACGTCATCGGTGCGTGCCTGTGCCGCATCCGCCACCCATCGGGCCAAATTAAGCACGCCTGGAAGCTGATCTACGTGGTCATGCTGGGGCTGGCAGGCTGGGCGCTGTGCGACCTGCTCAGTGCCGACCACACACTTTTTCAGCAAGCCGTGTGCGTAGCCGTGGCGCTCTACATTCACATGACCAAAGCCGCATGGCTGAGCGGCCCACCCGCCATCGCCAAAACCGCCACGCCCGTACCTGTGGACACCTACGCGCAAGCCCGCAGCAAGATCAAAACCGGCGACCTGATCGGCGTGCAAACAGGCACGCTTGGTGGTCGCATCATCCAGCTCGGGCAAATCATCGCGGGCCTGCCCCATGCCCACATCACACACGTCGCCATCGCGCAATGGGTGGGCACCCGCCTCATGGCGCTTGAAATGAACCCGGCCGGCAACGTCTACAAGCCAATGAGCCAATACGCCTGCAAGCGCCTGATCGTATGCGCGCCGCCCGCAGGCACAGACCTAAGCCTGTTTGACCTTGGCCTAGACCACATCACAAACCGCCACATCCCCTACGGTCTTCTTGACTTGGTGCGCATCGGCCTGCGCCTGCTGCCCATGCGCTTCATCGACACCACAGGCTGGGGCGGTGACGGCGACAGCGACAAAGTCTGCAGCCTGCTGCCCGCAATGGCTTACAGCGCCCTGGGTGGTGACGTAAGCAGCATCCCCGATTTGGCCGCGCCAGCCGAAGTGGTGAAAGCCCTGCCCGTGCTTTTTGAAGTCAAAGGCTAAGCCCAAAATATTTGACCGCAATTGCCGCCTTTGGGGCGGTTTTTTTATGGAGTCCGCGAATATGACCGATAAATTTGCAACCAACAGCGATGCCGTTTTTGCCCCTGGGCGTGACATGTTCCCGATTGTCAAAAGTGACACAGTGCCGATTGATCCGTTGCCCAAAGCGATTCGGTGTGATGTCGCCGGGTCGGTTACGTGCCGCGCGGTGGACGCTGAACAGGATGTGACCTTCAACATGGTCGCGGGAGAGGTTCTTGCGGTGCGGGTTCATCTCGTCAAAACGGCGACGACCGCGACATTGCACGGGATTTCATGATGCTTGGCTTTCGCCTCGGTTTTGGATTGTCACGGCGCAGCGGTGTTGTTAGCACTCCGCCGGTCAACACCGCGCTTCCCGTAATCTCGCAGACTGGTTCGGTGCTATCGGTGACAACGGGCACATGGA